TCTTTCTTAGGCTTAGGAGGTTCCGCAGTTAATGCTTTAGGAAAGGCTTCCCTAATTAAATCTTTACTTAATGTTTTGTATCGAGTTTCTAGTTTTCTATCTTTAGCAAGGCATAGTACCTCTGCCTCCGTCCAATGGATTCCCTCAAGCATTGTAACAAATAACGCTTCCCTTTTAATTGTAGGTAGGTTAACTTTTTCTGGAGGTTCAATCCAAATATAAAAACGTCTAAGTTCAAGTTGAAGATTTGTCTCATTATAACCAATTGGTTTATCTGTATCTTTCTTAAAGGGTGGTTCCCCTTCTGGAAGATTCATTTTTAGCATGTGATCGTAGTTAAGACGCAATAAGACTAGAAGAGGATCAGAGACATTCTTCTGTAAAATAGCAATCTTTTCTTCTTTTGTTTTAGCTTTTTCAACAAGGTCTAAGACCTCAGGTACTAGTAAGTTCATTAAAATTCCTCAATGTGTTCTATCATTTGCTTCATTCTATTGGCAATAAAATAATTCAGCAGCTGGCTTTTATCTTTAACAGGATAATCTGTAAAAGTATTTATAATCTTTTCTTGCAAAGAATTTGGTATAAAAGAAAGATCAACCATAGTTCTATTACGGTCATAGTTACGTTTAAACGTTTCATCTTGTGGCATAGTAGATGGGTCTTTAATCCATTCTACTAGCTTTTTAGATGAAACTGGTTTTTGTCTTTCCCCATTAACTATACTATCATCAGCAGATAAAACATTAGGTACTCCGTCCCCCTTATCTCCTCTAATAATATGTTCAATTACATATTCTTCAGGAGTCGATTCAGACTTAACGAATTTCTTTTGAACAGGTGAAAACTGTTTAACGTGCTTATACTTTTGTAGCTGATTAAAGTCATGATCACCAGAAATAATTAGTAACGGTTTAGCTGCATCTTGATCAAAAAGAACACCTTCTTTTAGGTCATGTACAGATGACCAGTATACTAACGATGCAATAATATCATCAGCCTCTGCTCCCTCGACTTCAATTACTTTAAAAGGAAAAATCGCTCTTAACTCTTCTTTAATTAAATTTATTGAGTCAAATATTAATGGCCAATTAAACCCTGAATCTTCTCTAGCTTTTCTACGGTTAGCTTTATAGAAAGGAAATACTTCTTTACGCCAGTACTTACGACTATCGCATGCAATAATAACTTTACCGTATTCTTTACCAAACTTTACTTTATGGCTTCTAATAGTATTAATTACCATATGCCGAAGAAGATTTACATCTATCTCCACATCGGTTCTACCACCAATTTCAGCCATTAAGTTAGATATAATAACTTGACTATAATCTATAAGTATCACTTAATAACTCTCACTATAATACATTCATCGTTAATACGACCAGTTAGTTCAAACTCTTTTGTTTCGAGATCAGATAAAAACTTACGCAGTTGAACTTTACTAGATGTAAGAACACGTTTAATAATAATTTCTGGTCTACGTATAGACTTTTGTTCGCTCATATCTGGATCATAATTTTGTAAAGTAGAACCCTTTACCTGAATACCTAATGCAGAATCTGAACGATAGGCTGCAAGTCTTTTATACTTTGTATTATAGACCCATACCTGGGATGCCCCTACTATTTCAGCCGGATTAACGGACTTAAGTCCAAGTTCCGTATCTTCTTTTTTATAGTTAAGCCTAACAACTTGCATCGAGGCAGGCTTAGCTTTCTTTGCTCTAGGCTTTCGGTTAGCTTTTTTAAACTGTGTATAACGTTCTATATCAGTAACAAATGAACCTAGCATTTTAATAAGATTGGCTAATTGACGACGAGTAAAAAAAGAATAAGCTTCTTTTAATTCTTTATCGTCTGACTGATATACTTCAATAAACTCTTGAGAACGTTTACGCACCCATACATCAATACTTGCACAATAAGGCTTAGGTACATTGTTACTTTGTAAGTATGCATATAGATCTAACTCTTTATTTTCCTTAATATATACATCAATATGCCCTTCAAGATCACCAACTACCTCGGCAATTTTATCTTGCATATAGTCTTGAATAGTAAGTCTAGCTACTTTTTCAACTTGAACCTCTTTTACCTCAGGTTCAGCTAAAACTAAGTTTTTAAGATAGCTATGAAGTTTATCAACATCACCAATCTTTATTTGATTACCATTAAGAAGTAATTTTGCAAGCCAACTACTGGTAGTATCAATTTGTTTATCACTTACGCGATCTAAATCAATTTCTAACTTACATTGCTTTATATAAGTTTTAAGGTACACACGCGCATCTTTTTTATCTTTATTTTGATTATAAAAATTAAATGCCCGAGATAATGCAGACTTATAGTTAGGTAATTCTGCTGTAATACCAGATGGTTCAATCATATTAAATATCGAATTTAAAAGAAACTAAGGTGTCGTAGCGGAAAGATCTCCACTCGCTTATGTCAGTATCAAATACCGGACACGTCTCAATATTAACCGTCTTTACTTTATCGGTTTTCTTTTCATAGATACCAACTCTATCTTCAGCTAAAGTACAATTCATAGTACGTAATGTACCGTCTTTCTTTTTAAATTCTACCGTAAGTATATTTGTTTTTAATACAGACAAAATAAATTTACGCATCTCATCTCTTTCAATTTCAGATGCAGTAGAGTAATAGTTTTCTTCGATTATTTTTTCAATCATAATAAGCTCCTTTATACCCTATTATAGCGTATATTTGAGTTATTATCAAGTGCTACGTATTGGACGTAAATGTGATTTGTTGACTTTGCATTGTATCCATGAGTTATACCATAAGTTACTATTTTCAAGTACTGCATGTAACATTTGCTCTTTAGCTTCTAAATAGTTAGTTACGCCTTTGGAAACGCACAAATGTATTATGGTGCGTTTAAAGTTTTCTCTCCCGAGAGTTTCGATATCTGTCTTGAGTTCATCAGAAGAACTCCAATACTCTTTCCAGTCGGATTCGACTTTGTACGACTTACGTTTTTTATTAACTTGTTTTCGTTTAAGAGACCAAAAGAATTTCTTCCCGATATATTTCCTACCAGATAACATGTTTTCAATTTCATAAACAAAGCCATAATATTCTCCAGGTTCATTATAAGGTTCACCATTGTATAGCCAATCGGTCATTCGTAATCGTCCGATTCCTCTTCTTCTTCATTATCAATCTCCCCACCACAGAACGGGCAGAAATTAACCTCGTAATACGAGTCATCTAATGAATGTTTAATTTTAAAATCTGCGTCACAATTATCGCAATTGTAATGGTTGTTAGACAATTTCTTTTACCTCTACGTTACACTTTTTAAGGAAATCTATACCGATATTGGTACGATATGTATCCTTATAGTAAACGGATTTTATTCCTGATTGATAGATTAACTTTGCACACTCCATACAAGGGGCATGGGTAACAAATAAATCTGCGTTATCGGTTGAACTATTAGAGCGAGCAACCTTTGCTATAGCATTTGTTTCTGCATGAAGGACTTCCGGTCTAGTCTTTGACATTTCTGTACCAGGAAATACTTTATACGAAGTTTCACATTCATTATCCCACCCAGAAGGCATACCATTATAACCAATGCCTATAATGGTATTGTCCTTTACTATAACACAACCAACCTTAAGTCTCTCTGCACTTGACAGTTCAGCATACACCTGAGCTGCCTTCATGTGTGCATCGATGTATTTTTGTTTCATTAAATCTTATTTTTGCGGTTGTATTGCAATCCACTTTTTGCACCAATAATTAGGTCTTACTTTAGCATCCCAAATTTTACAATATTTTGTTCCAGGAACATATGCATTACAGTTAGCGCAATTTTCCTTACTATTACCTAACGCATACGCAGGAGGTAGGTTTTTATTAATTATAGTTCCATCAGGATATGTTCTTTGCCTGAGTTGTTGAAATTTCTTCATGCTGCTCTACCCCAGACGTCATCCCATGAACCTGATTGAGCGCCTTTAGCGTAATCGGTTGCTCTATTTTCAAAGAAGTTAGTATGCGTAGGTGCATTAATCATTTCTTCAACCCAAGGTAGCGGATTACGTTTAACTTTCATAATACCTTTCAGACCAAGACTAATTAATCGACGATCGGTAATATAACGAATATATTGTTTAACTTCGGCCTTTGTAAGACCTTCCATTTCATTAATACCAAATGCCAGATCAATAAAACTATCTTCTAGTTCAACCATTCTTTCGGCTATGGTATATATCTCACCTTTTAATTCATCATTCCAAATTTCAGGATTTTCTTGAATAAAGGTTCTGAATAGCTTGATCATACTTTCACAATGCTGGGTTTCGTCTACAATAGACCAGGTAACAATCTGACCCATGCCTTTCATTTTACCGTGACGTGGAAAATTTAACAACATAATAAAGGATGAAAATAATTGCATACCTTCTGTAAACGCACTAAAGACAGCAATTTGTTTAGCTGTATTATATTCGCTATTTACACCATTAGATATATTAAGAATATAGTCGTGCTTATCTTTCATTTCCTGGTATGCCATAAACTCGTTGTACGTAGCTTCAGGGAGGCCAATCGTTTCAATTAAGTGACTGTATGCGGCAACGTGCAATGCTTCTCTTGCAGCAAACCCCAACAACATCATCCTTACTTCTGGTTGTGGAAAATGTGGAAGGTAATTATTAACGTAGCCTTCTGATACATCAATATCTCCCTGGGTAAAGAATCTAAAGATGTGAGTTAAGAAAGTCTTTTCTGATTCTGTTAATTTCTTTTTCCAGTCTTTAACGTCCTCAATCATTGGTACTTCAGTATGAAGCCAATGTGACTGCTCATGCTTTAACCAGGCATCATAAGCCCATGCATAGTTAAATGGTTTAAATGAACTTCTATGATCTGTTAATCTACTACTTACTTTTTTTATCATTTGATAAATTCCTCTATTTGATCGGCCATTAAAACGCCAGATTTACGATTAACTTCAACACCGTCTTCTAACAACACCAGTGTAGGTACCCCGCGGATGTTAAACTGTTTTGCCTTTTCCATTTGCTCG